CCGCCACGACCCGGCCGCGCTCCGCGCGTTTGAGCAGTACCGGCTCAACCGGCAGGCGGGCAAGGCCGGCAAGGCCCTCGACCTTGACCTCTGGGACGCCTCCGCCGGGCCGGTGCCGTTCACCGCGCTGGAGGACGCCCTGGAGGGCCGGGAATGCTACGGCGGCCTCGACCTGGCCTCGACGTCCGACCTCGCCTCCTACTGCCTGGACTTCCCGGCCGGGGGCGGGGCCCACGCCGCGCTCTGGCGGATCTTCTGCCCCGAGGCCCAGCTCCCGCGCCTGGACCGGCTGACCGGCGGCCTCGCCACCTACTGGGCCGGCCAGGGCTGGCTGACGGCCACGGCCGGCAACGTGATCGACTACGAGGAGATCCGCGAGCGGCTCCGCGCCGACGCCGAGCGGTTCGACATCCGCTCGGTCGGGTTCGACCGCTGGGGGGCCACCCAGCTCTCGACCGAGCTGCTGGAGGAGGGCGTCCCGCTGGTCCAGGTGGGCATGGGCTACGCCTCCCTGTCGGGGCCGACGCGGGAGCTGCTCCGGCTCGTGGGTGCTGGTCTGTACCATCATGGGAATAACCCCGTCGTGAGGTGGCAGGCGGGCGACATGATCATCAAGAGTGACCCGGCGGGCAACATCAAGCCCGACAAGGCCGCCCGCCGGGGGGAGAAGATCGACAGTCTCGTGGCCGCGATCGTCGCCCTCGGCCGGGCCCTGGTCCGCGAGCCGCCGGAGCCGGCCTACGAGGCGGGAGGCTTCGCATGACGACGCCGGAGCTGGACTACCTCGCCTGGCTGAGGGCCCGCGCGAGCAACCGCCTCGACTGGCAGGCCGCCCGGTTCCGCCGGTACAACGATTATTTCGACGGGGAGGAGGAGATCGCCCAGGTCCGTATCAGCTCCGAGGAGCGGGCGATGTTCCAAGCGCTCCGCGAGGAGGCGATCGGCAACTGGGCCGAGCTGATCGTCAACGCCGTCAACGAACGGCTCCAGATCGTCGGCTTTAGGGTCGGGGCCGGCGGGTCGGACACCCTCGCCGCGCTCTGGGCCGCGTCGGGCATGAACGCCGACGCCGAGCTGGTCAACCGGGACGGCCTCGTGGGGGGGTCCGGGTTCGCGCTGGTCCAGGGCGGGCCTGACGGTGTGGAGATCTCGGCCGAGTCGCCGGAGGAGACCACGGTCCTCTACGAGCCCGGGTCCAGGCGGCGGCGGGCGGCGGGCTACAAGCGGTTCACCGAGGACCCCGACGACTACGGCGCGGACCGCCGGGAGGAGTGGCTGATCACCCCCGACGTGATCGCCCGCTGGTACGGCACCGACGAGGAGCCGGACATCCAGGCCAACCCCGCCGGCGTGGTCGGCCTGGTGGAGCTGACGCCCCAGCCCCGCACCAAGGGGGCCCCGAGGTCGGAGCTGAAAAGCGCCCTCCCGATCCAGGACCGCGTGAACCTCACGATATGGAACCGGATCGTCGCCCTCGACTACTCCGCGTTCCGCCAGCTCTGGACGTCCGGCGTCAAGATGGCCCGCGAGACCGTCGGCCAGGGCCCCGACGGCCAGCCGGAGATCAAGCTCAAGCCGCCGTTTGAGCTGGGCCCCCAGCGGTTGTGGATGGCCGAGGACCCGGCCGCCAAGTTCGGCGCGATCCCCGCGTCCGACCTCGCCGGCTACCTGGCCGCCGTGGAGCAAGACGTCGAGATGCTCGCCGCGATCACCCAGACCCCCGCCCACTACCTCCTCGGCAAGATGGTCAACCTGTCCGCCGACGCGATCAAGGCGGCCGAGGCCGGCCTGGTGGCCAAGGTCGGACGGCGCGCCGCCCACCTGGGGGAGGGCTGGGCCGAGGTCGCCCGGACGGCGCTGCACCTGGCCGGGGAGCCCGGCGCGGCCGACCCCGAGCTTGAGGTCTTGTGGGCCGACTTTGAGACCCGGAGCGAGGCCCAGCGGACCGATGCCCTGGTCAAGATGTCCACCCTCGGCGTCCCCCAGCAAGTGCTCTGGGAGAAGTGGGGGGCCTCACCCAGCGAGATCCGCCGCTGGCAGCAACTAGCGCGGGAGGACGAGGCCGCCCGCGCGGCGGCGGTCGCCCAGGCGTCCGACCCCACCCAGATCGCCCGCCAGCTCATGACCGGGGGGAGGCCGCCCGGTGGCAGCGCTTAGCCTGATCACGGCCGGCTACCGTTCCCGGCTTGGGGCCGTTCGCGCCGCCTCGGTGGGGCTGACGCGGGGAGCGGTAGCCGAGCTATATGACCCGGCCCAGCCGATGTCATCGCTGGCGGCGGCTGGAGCGGCCACGGCCTCGATCGCCTCCGGCGGCCAGCTCGCCGCCGCGACCGAGGCCCAGGGCTACCTGGTGGCGGTGACCGCCGCCGCCCACGGCGTCCCCCCGGCGGCGGTAGCCCCGTTCCGCCTGCCGGAGGGCCTCGTGGGGTCCACGGCGGCGGGCCTGCCGATGGAGACCGTGACCGGGTTCGCGCCGCTGGTCTACTGGCGGCGGGTGGGCCCGGTGCTGGAGTCGGCCGAGGGCCTGGCCGCCGCCGGGCATTGGCTGGACCGGGTAGCCGCGTCCGAGCCCATGCGGGCCGCCAATGAGACCATCCTGGGGGCCGTCGCGGCCGACCCCCGCACCCAGGGCCGCTACTCCCGCGAGACCGCCCCCGGCGCGTGCGAGTTCTGTGCCCGGATCGCTGACCGGGGCTACATCGCCTGGTCGGCCGGGATGACGTTCGCCGCCCACGGTAATTGCCGATGCACCGCCGGCCCGGTGGTCAACCTAGGAGTCCCCTATGACCTCGCCGCCTGATCCCCCAGGCACCCCCCAGCCGCCGCCAGGAGCGCCGGAGCCGCCCGATCCCGGCCAGCCCGGCACTGGGACACCACCCGAGCCGCCGGCCCCTCCTGGAGGCTCCCAGGGCCCGCCAGAGGGGGAGTCCGTCGAGGAGCTTAAGGCCGCCCTGGCCGGGGCCCGCCGCGATCTCCGCAAGGTGACCGGCGACCTCGACAAGCTCAAGCGGCAGGGCATGACCGAGGCGGAGCAGGCCATCGCCGCCGCCCGCGAGGAGGGCAAGGCCGAGGCGATGCGCGCCCAGGGCCTCAAGGTCGCCGCCGCCGAGTTCCGCGCCCTGGCCGCCGGGCGGTTCGCTGACCCGGCCGCCGCCGCCCAGGCCCTCGACCTCGCCCGCTACGTCGGGGACGATGGAGAGGTGGACTCCGCCGAGCTGGCCAAGGCGGTCGATGCGCTCGCCGCCGCGACCGCACCCAACGGGACACCCCCGGCCCGCGTCCCCGCCGGGCCGCGAACACCCGCCGGGGCCGAGGAGGGCGACGCCTGGCTCCGCGCCGCCGCGAGGAGGCCATGATGACCGTCCAGCCCGCCTCCGCCTACGGCCTGGCCCAGCTCGCCCAGCGCCAGCAGTGGCAGGCCGAGGCCGCGCCGTTCGACTGGGAGGCCCCGATCCTGCGGGCGACCGGCCGCGCCGCCGCCGACCTGTCCGCCCTGCCCGCGATCGTCAACATAACGATCATGGCCGGGATGGACTACCGGGTCCTCCTCACCGTCCACGGCGTAGACCTGACCGGGATCGACCTCGCCGCCCAGATCCGCGTCGCCCCCGGCGCGGAGGTCGCCGGGAGCTTCGCCGCCCAGGTCTCCTCCGAGGACTCCAGCGTGATCGTCCTGGACCTGACGCATGACGTCACCGAGGCCCTCCCGCCGCTGGCCCGTTACGACGTGTGGCTCTGCACACCGCCGAGGACGCCGCTCCTCGCCGGCATGATCACCACCGAGCCGAGCATCACCTCATGTGGCCCGACCGCGTAAGCACCGAGGGCCGCCCGGCCGCCGACGTCGAGGTCACCGGCCCGGACCAGCTCGCCGTCGGCGTGGACGCCCCGCCCGCGCCGGAGATCACCGTCTACGCCGCCGGAGGCGGTGAGCCCGGACCGCCCGGCCCCCAGGGGCCGCCCGGCGAGACCGGCCCCCCAGGACCCCAGGGCGTCCCAGGAGGCCCCGGGGCCCAGGGGCCACCCGGAGATACCGGGGCCCCCGGCCCGCCCGGCGAGGAGGGCCCCCAGGGCGTCCCAGGGCCACCTGGGGAGACCGGCCCCCCCGGCGAGCAGGGCCCGCCCGGCGAGGAGGGCCCGGAGGGCCCCGAGGGCCCGCCCGGCGAGACCGGCGCGACCGGCCCGGAGGGCCCCCAGGGCGAGACCGGCGAGGCTGGCGCGACCGGCCCCGAGGGCCCCGCCGGGGCGACCGGGGCCGAGGGCCCCCAGGGGCCGCCTGGCGCGGCGGGGACCGGGATCAACCCCAAGGGCACCCTGGCCGACGAGGGCGAGCTGGCCGGAGTCCAGGACCCGGAGATCGGTGACGCCTACCGGCTCCTGGACACCGGGGACATGTGGGTCTGGACCGCCGAGGGCTGGGTCAACTACGGCCCGTTGCAAGGCCCCCAGGGCGAGCAGGGCCCCCAGGGCCCCCAGGGCGAGCCAGGCGTCCAGGGCGAGCCTGGCCCCCAGGGCGAGCCAGGAGAGCCGGGGGAGCCCGGCGAGGCGGGCCCCCAGGGCGAGCCAGGGGCGACCGGGCAGACCGGGCAGGCTGGCGCTCCGGGCCAGCCAGGGGCACCTGGCGAGCCGGGGGAGCCGGGGGAGCCCGGCCCCCAGGGCGAGCCGGGGCCTCCCGGTGAGCCGGGGGAGCAGGGCCCGCCGGGTGAGCCCGGCGAGGAGGGCCCGGAGGGCCCGGAGGGGCCAGAGGGGCCAGAGGGCCCAGCCGGGCAGACCGGCGCGACCGGCGCGGCTGGGGCCCAGGGCGACCCGGGGGCCCAGGGCGAGCCCGGGGCCGACGGCTTCTGGGCCCACGCCTACGTCGGCACAGACGACCCGCTCACCCTCCCCGACCCCCCGCCTGACGTGGACGGCCTGGTCTGGGTGGAGCTGGGCACCTTCCCCGGCGGCGGCGGGGGCGGAGGTGGCCCCGGCCCCGCCGGGCCACCGGGCCCACCCGGCGAGCCCGGCCCCGCTGGCGCTCCAGGATCTCCAGGAGCCCCCGGCCCCGCCGTGGACGTCGGCAGCTCCGCCCCCGCGTCCCCGGCAGTCGGCCAGCTCTGGGCCCCGCCGTGACCACCCCCGCCATCGGAGAGCCGTACATCTTCGCCGCCGCCGCGACCAACGTCACCGGCAACACCTACCTGACCGCGACCGTGACCGAACCCGTGCCTGCGCTGTCGGCCCTGCTGCTGCTGGTCGGGATCAACTCCAACGTCAACCTCGCCTATGAAGCCGACGACACCCCAGGCAACCGCTACCTCGCTGATTCGCTGATCAACATGGCCTCGCCTGGGCTGGGCACCTTCCGCTGCGAGCGGTGCCGCGCCCTGCCCGTGGGCGCGACGGTCGGCGTCCGTTTCAACGCCGCGACCGCCGCGATCAAGACCCTCACCTGCGTCGCTGTCCCCGGCTGCCTGATCGACCCGCAGACCCCGCCCAACCCGCAGGCCAACACCACCGCCGCCGTGACCATGACCGGCACCCCCGCCTACGACGCGGCCACGGTGGTCGGTGTCGCCGTGACCACGGGCGGCGGCGTCCTGGCCTCCGTCACCGCGCCCACCGTCCAGCTCCCCGGGTCGCCGCCGTACCTGACCGGCCCCGGCTCCTGGGCCATGAGCCGGCCCGGGGGACCAGCCGGGTCGCCGCTGGCGATGACGTTCGCGTCATCAAGCACATCCCACAAGAGCCGCCTGTGGATGCTCTACCGCGCCTCGCCGCTGAGCCGGTGGGACGGGCAGGCGTGGGTGAGCCTGTCATGACCATCGGGACCATCGTCAACCTCTCCCCCGCAGGCGGCGCGGCCAGCTCGGCCACGGCCTGGACACACAACCTCACCGGCGGTCCCTCGGCGGCGGGTGACACGCTGCTCGCCGTGATGATGGGCGCAGGCACCGACATCAATGTCTCACCGGGCGGGTTCACCGACTCTGCGGGCAACACCTGGGTGCGTGACGGCTACTCAGCCGCCAGCCCCTATTCGGCGTACTTCCGCTGCCCCGGCGCGACCGGCGGCCCCGGAGGAGGGCCCACCGCCCCGGCCGGGGCGGGCACCAGCTTGCCGATGACCGGCTCGGGCGGCACGGCCACCAACCTCGGATGCGGCTGCTGGGCGGTGCGCGGGCTGCGGCCACTGCGGAACACGACCGCGACCGGCGGCCAGGTCGGGTTCACCGTCAACGGCGGGTGCTCCGGTCAGCCGGTCTGCGCCATCGCGGTGCCGGGGATGTGGGCGACGCTGCCCTCCGATGACGCCGTGGTCCTGTGCATGTGGCAGAGCGCGGGCGGCGCGGCCCAGGTGAGCCCGCCGTGGACGCTGCACCAGACCATCGTCCACAACCACTCAGCCGCGCTCGCATGGGCCAGCGCCGAAGCGGCGATGTTCGTGCTGACCCTCGCCGCCACGGCCAACAGCCGGATCTGCGGCTGGCAGTTCGGCGACCCGCCGCCGCGCCAGCCCCGCGTGTGGGACGGCACCCGCTGGCGGCTGGTCACCGCTGGCCGCGCCCAGCTCTATGACGGCACAAGATGGGCGGCCCTGAAATGAGCACACCGCCGCCGGAGCCGTTCGCCGCCGCGTCGGTCGCCGCGACGTCCGCGATCGGCACCCAGACCGCCTCGGTCGCCCAGGCCGTCCCCGCCGGGTACTCGATCCTGGTGGCGTGCGCGACCAACTCGCCGGGGACGTCCGGCGCGTTCCCCGCCACCGGGATCACCGACTCCGCCGGGAATCAGTACACCCCCGACGGCAGCTCCCCGGGCGGGTCGCCCAACGTGTACTGGTTCACCTGCGTTGACTGCCTGGCCCTGCCCCTCGGGGGCCAGGTGATCTCCGCCTGGGGCAACGCTGCCACCGCCGGCCGCTCCACCTACGCCGTCGCCGTCCCCTCGGTCCAGCCGGGCCCCGCCGCGACCGCCCCCGCGACCTCCGACACCGCGCCCACCCTCACCGGCACCCCCGCCGTCGCGGACGGGTGGGCGATCATGCTGCTCGCCTACGGGCAGGCCGGCGCGCCGCTAACCGCGACGCCGCCCGCCGAGCTGACCACCCCCGTCCTCGCCGGGCCCTACACCGCCGCCATGTGGCGCGCGTTCACCGGCACCGGCCCGGTCACCGTCGCCGGGAGCCTGGCCGCGTCCCAGGCATGGCGGGCCCGCATGTGGCTGTTCGGCCCCGGCGGGGCACCCCCGTCCCCCACCTTCGGCGCGCGGCTCCTGATCCGCCACGACGGCGAGTGGGAGCCGGTGATGTCCCGTGCCTGACTGCACCGTGAGCCTGTCCTGGGACGATCAGCGCGCCTCGGTGGAGCCGCTCGCCGCGATCTTCGCCGCCTACCCGGACATGGGCTACACCCTGTTCGTCAACTCCGGCCAGGTCGGCCAGTCCAACCGCCTCTCGTGGGGCCAGCTCGCCGTCCAGGTCGCCGCCGGGGCCGAGCTGGGCGGCCACACCCCCACTCACACCGTCCTCACCGCCGTGGACGAGGCGACCGCCCGCGCCGCGATCTGGGGCGACTTCCCCCTGTTTGAGGCCGCCGGCTGGCCGCGCCCGGTGACGTTCGCCTACCCCTCCAGCTCCCACGGGCTGACCACCGATGGCGTGTCCACCGTCGCCCTCGTCGGTGAGGCCGGCTACACCGGGGCCCGCCGGGGAGCCTGGACCGCCCAGGGCGAGACCATCCCCCCGGCCGACCCCCTCATGATCTGGCAGCGCGGGCAGGCCGACACATTCTGGCTCCCCGCCCCCGAGGGCATCCTCGGCCTCGCCGGGATGCAACAGTGGGTCCTCGACGCCGAGGCCGGCACCCGCAACCCCTGGGTAGTCACCAACGCCCACGACATGGACCCCGCCACGCTCGCCGTCCTGGGCCAGTTCCTCGCATGGTGCGACGCCCGGCCGCTCACCTCGGTCCGCCGGATCGGTGACGTCCTCGGCAACCCCTGGGGTCCCCACGCCGCCGGCCTCGTGGGGCGGGTCCGCGTCCGCCACGACGGCGGCTGGGTAGACCTCGCCTAGGGCCCCGGCCGGCGGCGGTAGTCCCCGCACCCCTCCAGCCGCCCGCCCTGGTGAAGCAACAGGGCCCGGCCGCACACACACACGTCGCCCTCACGTAGGTCCAGGGCCTCCACCGCCCGCTCGGTGATCGCCTCCGCCGCCTCCTCCAGGTGGGCCAGGGTCGGCGGGTCCTGGGGGGCGTTCTCCCCGGCGAGGGCGTCGCCCACCCGCTGGTCGGCCCAGGCGTCGCGGAGCCCGGCGCGTTCCATCGCCTGGGCGCGGCTCAACTCACTGAGCGGACGCGGGGGGAGATCGTCGTCGGAGCTGGGTGGGGCTGACGGCACCTAGCTATGATGCCACGCCCGCGTCTACCAGGGGGAGTGGCACGCGGGCGAGCCGCTGGGCGGCGGCGGCCCGGCCGACAATCTTGGACTCGCGGACGGCCCGGATCACCGGGTCGGCGTGGTCGCCGGCGTTCTCCTCAGTGAGGGCGGCCAGGACCTCGGCGTCGCGGCGGGCCAGCTCGGCGGCTGCGGATGCGCTCATTTCGGTTGGCTCCTGTACTTCTGGCCAAGGTGGCCAGTCGGCCAGCTTACCCCCCGCCACCTTGATCACGCCGCCCGCCGCGCGTAGCCTGGCCCGTGATGCCCCGAGCGGGATGCGGAGGGCAGGCCAGGGCCCCCGGGCCCGGGACACTGGGCCGATAGCGGGATGCGAGGGCCCGGCGGCTGGCGCGTAAACGTCCCTTCACAAGATCCGAGCTGTGAAGGAGGCTCCCATGACTACGCCAGCCCACCCGGGCGGGCCCGCTCACGTCGCCGTCCCGCCGGCGGCCGACTTCTCCAATATGATCCCGGCGCGGTATGCGTTTCAGATCATCCGCGAGGCGACCGATCAGTCCTCGGTCCTCCAGCTCGCCAACCGCGTCCCCATGGGCACCCAGGTTGAGCGGATGCCCGTCCCCAAGACCTTTCCCAAGGCCGGCTGGACCGCGAACACCGGGGGCCGCAAGCCCTACACCGATCTCAAGATGGACTGGGAGGAGATCGTCGCGGAGGAGGTCGCCGCGATCGTAGCGATCCCCGACGCGATCATCGACGACTCCACGATCGACCTCTGGGCCTACGCCAGGCCGCTGCTGTCGGAGGCCATCGCCACCGCCCTCGACGATGCGGTCCTGTTCGGCCTCGACGCGCCGCCGACCTTCCCGGTGGGCGGCCTGGCCGCGATGGCCGTCAACGTGTCGGCCGGGACCGACCATGTGGACACCCTCAACTCCGCGTTCTCGGCCGTGGAAAACTCCGGCCTGGCGATCACCGGGACCGCCGCCGACATGAGTGTGAGGGGTATCCTCCGCAACGCCCGCGACTCCGACGGCGCGATGCTCTGCGGATGCGACTGGGTGGACGGCCGGGAGCGGACGTCGATGTTCGGCTACCCGGTGCGCTACGTCCCGTTCACCCCCACTGAGCCCGACCTGTTCACCGGCAACTGGCGCTATGTGTTCATTGGGGTCCGGCAGGACATCCGGTTTGACTTCAACCGGAATGCCGTGGTGGTGGACCAGGCCGGCAACGTGCTCATCAACGGCTGGCAGGACAACGTGTCGGCGCTCAAGGTGTGGGCCCGGTTCGGGTTCGCCGCCGTGAGGCCCGTCACGAGGCGATGCCCCGAGGGGGCGACCATCATGGCGACCGCGAGCCTAGGCGGCGGTGATGCCGTGAGGTGCCAGGAAAACCCTAGCTCGCCCGCCGCCGTGGTCTGTGCAAGGAACGGTTGCGGGCACCCGGCAAGTGATCACGCTGACGGCACCGGGGCATGTGAGCAGCCCCCGCCCGAGCACTGTGAGGAGTTCGTCGCCGTCACGCCGACGGCGGCCCGCGCCGCCGCGCCAGCCCCGACGCCCCGGCCGCGCCGCCCGCGTGCCAGTGGGGAGACCCGCCGGCCGTGACCCTCACCACCTGGCAGCTCTGGGCCCCGCCGCTGGACCCCCCGGTCGAGGGCGGGCTGCCCCTGGAGACTGCCACCCAGATCGCCGCCGCCTGCCCCGACCCGTGGCTGGCGGCTGCGATCATGTGGGAGACCTGGGCGGCTATGGCCCCGCTGGAGCCGTCGGTCACCCAGGTCGCCACCGGAGTCCAGAGCGTGAGCTACAGCACCCCCGAGAATCGCTGGAGCATGGCCATGCTCCGCGCCGAGTGGCTCCGCTCCATGCGCGGCGGCCTCGCGTCGGTCCCCCTGGTCCTGGTGGACGACGCGGGGCCCCCGTGCTGGTGGTCAATCTCCGCGTGGCAAGACAACGCCTGCGAGCCGCCGTGAGTCTTAATCTGGCCCCTGACGAGGTGACGCTCCACCCGGCCGGAGCGGCGGACGCCCACGGCTGGGTCCTCCCCGCCTCCGCCGTCGTGTGGGAGGGCCCGGCCAACCTCCAGCTCCAGCCCGGCCGCTCGGATCTCCAGATGACCGGCGGCGGGGGGAGGGGCCCGCACCGGCCCGCCCAGGGCCTCGCCGGCATCCTGTACCTCCCCCCGGACGCCGGGGCCGCCGACGGCATGTGGGCCCGGTGCCGTGGGGCCGCGTTCGTCCTGTCCCAGGTGCGCCTCATGCCCGACCCGTTCGACGGGGAGCAGACCTGTTTGGTGATGACGGCCACCCAGGCCGACCGCTGGCCGGAGGGGGGCATGTGATGGCCGCGAGCTACCAGGTGATCGACCGCCGCGCGCCGCGTCACGCGGTAGACACCGGCATCCGGCAAGTGGCCGAGCAGGTCGCCGCCGACGCCCGCGCCCGGACCCCGGTCCGCACCGGCCGCCTGGCCCAGGGCTGGCGCGTCGAGGCGAGCCGCCGCAACCCCGCCAGCTACGTCGTGACCAACAACGTCTACTACGCGCGGTTCGTCGAGTTCGGCACCCGGCGGCGGCCAGCTCACCCGATGATCGGCCCGGCCCTGGCCGCGTTCCGCGCCCGGGGGGCCCGATGACACCGCGTTACATCCTGGCCCACGCCGCCGAACTGGCCGCGATCCCGGTCCCCGACAGAGGCCCTCTCTACGGCCCCGGTGACCAGGCGAAACGGCGAACAGAGGCGGGCCTAGGTAATCACACCGGGGAGGGGGTCCAGGCCGCCTACGGGCCTCCTGGGGCCGTCCAGGGGCAAGTCACGGAGCGTGACAAATGAGCCCCAAAGTGCCTCCCCAGCCCGACATTGAGGCCCACGTCTGGGCCCAGCTCAAGCACCTCGACGGCGTGACGATGTTCTCAGTGGCCGCCGTCCCGATGCCCCTGGTCCCCTGGGCCGTCGCCTACACCCTCCAGGTTGACGCGCGAGCTGGGGGCAAGCGCGCCGCCTGGGAGCGCGCCGAGGCCGCCCGGGTGATCTTGTGGAACCTCTACGCCGTCCCCTGGCCCGACGGCGTGATCAGCTACACCCAGATCGTCGAGGGCCCCGTGTGGCTCCCCGACGACGACGGCCAGCCCCGTTACATGCTCCGGGTGGACTACCGGGTTCACCCGGCCCGGCAGGCCGGGCCCGTCCCCCTCGTGGGGGCGACCGCTCCCGGCCGACCCGATGGATAGGAGTGGATCATGGGTGAGCCAACGCCTCCCGAGGTGGACCAGTGCCTCAACCCCGAGG